GCTGATCGTGAAGAGTTTACGAATCACTGTCGACGACTCTTCTTGGGTTGCGCCGGCTCTTCTTGGACTGGCGTGGTCACTGTCGCTTCAGCAACACCAACCACTGCCTCTGCCGACGCGCCAAACGTGCCCTCGCCACACGCCGCACACGTAGCAGCTTCGTCAGCGTTATCGATATGACAGAGGAGGCAGGGTTTCATGATCAAAACTCAAGAACTCGCTGACCGCGCTCGATGAGTTCGCCGCGGATCTCATTCCAAACAGTCTCGCAACCGAGCGCCATCACGTGCTGACCACGACTGCGTGGCACCACGGGCTCGTTGGCCCAGATGATCAGATCTGCCGGAAGCCCTGTTGGGTTACGCGCTAGCCACTTGCGAAGAGCACGCGGCATTGCGACGTTTTCGCAGATCCAGGGCCCGGGTTCATCGAACCAGTGAGAGGCATGCTCAGAGCCAGCTGACCACTCAAGTCCCACAAGCTCTTCGCCATCATGGATCTTGTGCGCGCCGGCGATGGCGCTAGCGAGCGTTGACTTTCCCGCTCGGGGGCCGCCCGCCACCACCATTCGGTGCGACGGCATCGCCCTTAGAATTCTGGCCAGCCCCGCCAGCTCCGCCTTGCGCCTCAAGCGCGGCAGTTGCGGCGTCGAGTTCATTCTGCGCCTGCTCTTCTGCCTGCTTCTCGAGCTCGTCGAGCACCGCGTCCACGTTCTCGATCCCGAAGAAGTCTTGGATCTTCTCGATGCCTATGCGCGGCGTGATGAGCGGCTTCGCTCCGGGCGCTCCGCCGAGAGCGGCTTGCACAAGCTGCACGATTTGCAGTTGCTCAGCAGGCTCGGGGCGGAAGTACGGCCCCCACTTGACCTGAAGGGTCGGCGACAGCCACGCCATCACGCAGCCTCGATGGCATCAGTGCCATCGTCGAATTTGCTCAGCAACTGCTGGACTTCTTCGACGCCCGAGACTTTGAGCGCAGGACCAAGCTTGTGCGCAATCCGGAGCTGCATGTCGACGCTCGGGAGGAGAAAGTTGTCGCGGAGGTCGTCGCGGAATTGGTCGCAGCGATCGATCTGCTTCTGCTTGAGCGCCTCTAGCGCCTTACCGCTCAAGTTGCGTACGGCGGCGATGTTCTCGGGATCGAGAAGCACCACCCCAAGCGCTTGCTGGAGCTTGATGCGCAGGTCGCGGGCGTTGTTATCGAGCGCTTCGAGCGCCGCGGCCGGCACCGTGAGGTACTCGACCTTCGTATTCTCGTTCGGGTAGCGCCAGACGTAGCTGGGGCCCTTCTTGCGCACCGGCCCGGAGCTGCCTCCACCAGTGTCGTAGTTGCCTTTTTGCGGATTGGTTGCCGTGATGCGGCCGCCGTGTTCGCTGGCAGATACGACCGCAGCGCGCCCCGGCTCGGTTGGGTTGTGGTCGGAGTCGACCCCAATCTCTATCACCTGCGGCTCACTCAGAAGCGCGCATCGGTGGCGCTGGCTCAACGCAAGATCGTGACCGTGAATCTCGTTCGTGAGCAGCGCGTGAATCGCTTGCCCGTCGAAGACGTTCACCGCGACGGAGCCGCGCATGAAGGCGTACCAGATGACCGGACAGAACCCGAAGCTGTGCTTGTAGACGCGCTCCGGATCTTCCTTCCACGCCGGCTCTTTGCCGTTGATGTCGGCATCGGCCGGGAGAAACGTCGTGTCCGTCTGCGCGTCGATGACGCGGCGGTAAAGCTTGGCCCGAACAGCCCAAGCGCCACTCTGGGTGCGGTATTCCTCGAAGTACGGGTACCTAATCTCGAGCTCGATGACCGCTCCCGAGACGTCAAACTTGGGCGTGCCCCACTTGGCTGGAATCAAGTCCGCAAACGGCTTGCCAGCTCGAGCGCCGTGGATCGCAATCGTGGTGCCGCAGCCCTGGGCCGCAGCGAAAGCGTCGCGGCAGTGCGCACGGAAGCGGCTGACTCTGTGGTATTCGGCAATGAACCGATCGAGCGCTTCGCTGTCTTCCTCACCGAGACCGCTTTCGTCGTCGTCTTCGTCCTCGCCAGGCTTCGAGCTGAAGTCAGGCGCGCGACCCTCGCCCAGCACCAAGTCGACGTTGGACTGAATGGCAATCTGAACGATCGGGTAAACGATGCAGGGCTCGCGCTCCCAGAGCGGAACGCCATCGCTCCACCAGTTCGGCTTGCCCTCGTACTGCCGCCCCTCAACCCAGCGCTCGAGAGCTTCGAGCCGCCGGTAACGCGGTGACATGTTGGCAAGGGCCGCCTTGTTGGCTTGCTCAATGCCATCAAACTGAATCGTGTTGTGCATCAGCGGCCCGAGACCAGCGTGCGGTAGTTGGGGCCGCGACCGAATCGCCCAACGGCCAGGTACCGGATGGCGTCCATGGCGTGGTTGTTGCGGTCTTCGGGATCTTCGTCGAAGGTTCCGTCGGCCCGTTTCTTTCGGCGATAGAGGCCGAATTCACGAATCGTGTTCTTGCACTTCGGCGACACGTAGCAGCGCGCTCGACGCTCACCGTCCTCGCTTGAGCGAATGAACAGCAGGTCAGCCACGCGGGCTATGCCGCCGTGAATGTCGTTGTCGGTTTCGCCGACCTTTAGGCCAGCGCTGCGCAGATCGTTGATGCGATCTGGGCGGCTCGGGTCAGGCCAGAACTTGGCGAAGTGCCACCCTTTGGCGCGCTCGTTCCAAACCTCGTTCGGGCACTCGCTCTCGTACCACTCGTCGAGCAGCCAGAGCGTTGCGTCATTTCCGTGGCCTTGGATACCAGCAAGCACCAAGACACCGGCGTCGACCCAGCCGTGGTCCATTCCCACGATGAACTCGCGGAAGCTGGACAGTGGTGGTGGCTCTTGGACGTGAAACGCCTCGTCGAACGGATAAACGAGGCCTTCGCCTGCGTCGAAGTTGCAGTTGTACTCGCGGTCGAAGGTCGCCGCGGGCATCGTGACCCGTGCGGTCTCGACTTCGCGCTGGTCAACGTTCTGTGGCGCGTGCTTATAAGTCGCGTGAACCGTGTAAAAGCGCGCGAGAGCGTCGAGTTCTTCGAGCGAGAATCCGTCGGTGCGCCCAGCTCGAATGCGCCGCCCTTTGAGCCCCGCCTCGTGGAGCCGAAACAAGAGCCCGTGTCGACCTCGCTTTGGTGTGCCGCTGACGATTCTGATCTTCAGCGACCATGGCTCTGTAAACCACGGAGTCACGACGCCGTCGTAGATCTCAGAGTCAGTGTCGTCGGCCTCGTCGACCATCGCCACGTCGGCACGAATGCCGCGGGCGCGCTGACCGCCGTGATCCGAAGCGGGAAAAACTTGGATGCTCGAGCCGCCGGGGAACGTGACTGTGAAGGTCGTGCGGTCAACCGAGGCTTCGAGTGACGCAAACTCGTTCTGCAGCTCGTCGAGCATCGCCCGCGAGTGCACGTCGCGGAACATCTTGAACGTTGGCAGCAGAAATACGATCCGGATACCCCGGACGCTGCCGCTCGGAGTCTGCCGTTCGCGGTGCTCCCACTGCGCAATCAGCAGGTAGGCCAGGCGCCGGATGAACCAGCTTTTGCCTACCCCACGGCCCCATGGGATGACGATCGTGCGCCCCGGCAGGACGCAGCGCATCACCAGCGACTGCGGACCATTGAACGCGATCCGCGCGCTCATGGCTCCTCGAGCCCCGGTGCCTCGCTGAACACGACCTCGATCCGGCGCGAGCCCTCAGCAGGCTTCGCTTCCTCAAACGTGCCGAGGTGATCGCCTTCGAGCTTGAGCAGCGATGCGAGCGCTTCGAGCCGCCCCATCCGAGCCGCTTGCGCCTGAGCGCCCTCAATCTTGGCGTGCCAGCGCGCCTGCAGGAACGCCCTGTCCAGTGGGTTCGCTGTGAACGTCCGTGACGCCTCGGCCGCGTCCTTTGCTAGCGTTTCCGCCGAGAGCCCCCAAGCTTCCGCGAGCTCTACCCCCGTTACGCCCGTGACCCAGAGATTCTGAGCCATCAGCGAGACGATGTAGTCCAGCCTGCCTTGCTTGCTTGTC